AACCAAATTCGACATAACCCTAAACCTGAATAAGTAGTGTGGGTAAGAATGAAATCGTCGAACAGCTATTCACCAGCAAGGAGTTCAATGACTGCATCAATAAGATGGAGCCGGATCACTTACGGGATGACTTGCGGGCTGAGGTTGCGTTGATACTACTTGAGACGGATGATGGTAAGCTAAAGGAGATCCATAGGAGCGGAGGGCTGAGGTACTACACGGTTCGAATTATAATGAACCTGATCCAAAGTAAGACGAGTTTGTTCTATAAGTTGTACAGGCAACATGTGGTTGAGATAACTGATAGGTACATTGCAGGCGAGGATCAAGACTTTGAAGCGAGGGCGGCAAAGGAGGATTTAGAAGATAGGGCGATTAAAGAGATTGATAACCTATACTGGTACAACGGTGAGATGGTTAAGCTGTATTTAAAACATGGCAACTACCGGGCAATTCAGGAGGAAACCCGGATACCTTATACCAGCGCATACAAGACTATTCAAAAGTCATTAACCGAAATAAAACAAAAGGTATTGGGATGAAACTATTAGCAGAGTTACGCTCTTTAAAGAAGCAAGTAATTGAACTTCAAAATAATCAAAAGGAGAAGGAGGTAAAAAGTGAGGGCACTTTCACTTGCTCTGGTAGCGCTCCTATAGTGATCGATCCGATTCAAAAGATTGGCATACTTGAAATGGAAATCGAATCTCTGTATATGAAATTAATTGACACCCAGTCAAAAGTGATTCAATACAGCGAAAACAACTATTGACCATGACAGGACTACAAGCTATCATATTCGGTTTTGCCTGCGCGTTCACTTGGGTGGAGGTATTGCACCTGGGGAGCCGCAAGCCTTTCAATTGTGTGAAATGTTTGAGCGGGTGGTTTACGCTGATCATCGCCGGAGTGTGGCATGTGGAATACTGGCCGTTTTATTTGCCTGTTGGCGTGGCCGTGGGGGCTATTTATTCAGCACTAAAGATGCGTTACTTATGAGAATAATCGCCTACACCAATAAAAACAGCGGCCCTGGATTACACCGGATCATCAACCCCCTCATGCTGATGAGGGATGTTGATGTATTCGTTACCAACAATCTGCTTGTAGAGCATTTTGAAAAGGGCGCGGATATCTTCATGTATAACCGCGTCCTACCTGATCATGCCTTACCCATCATCAAAGAACTGCAGCGCCGGTATGAGTTCAAGATATGCGTTGACCTGGATGATTATTGGGAGCTTGACGAGCACCATGTGCTTTATAAACACTACCAGGAGGTCAACTTTGCAAAGAAGCAGATTGAACAGATTATTGATGCCGATGTGGTTATGGTCACGCATGACCGCCTAGCCGAGGAAGTGGCCGTTTACAACAAGAACGTTCATGTGTGCCCTAATGCGATACCGAAGCAAGGCCAGTTCGATATTGAACGGGAGCCGTATTACCTCACGCGGCTGTTCTGGCAGGGTAGCGATACTCACCGGGCAGATGTGAACCTGCTGCGTACCCCAATTGATAAGCTGCGCGGGATAGCTGGTAAGATTAAAATGGTGATGGGGGGATATGCAGAGGATCACGAAGAGTGGCACAATATGGTTATGGACTACACTGCGGGGCTGAAACATCAATATAAACTTATCCCATACGCGCCTATAACCTCATATTACGAGGCTTACAAGCATGCGGACATTTGCCTTATTCCTTTGCTCAACTCGAAATTCAACCGCCACAAATCGAACCTGAAGGTGTTGGAGGCGGCTAACCTGGGATTGCCGGTGATCGTATCAGAGGTTCATCCGTATCTCGATCTGCCTGTATTGTACTGTCGAAGCACATCTGACTGGATAAAACACATAACGCGGCTTGTGGGTAGTAAGAAGCGCCGCAAAGAAGCCGGGCAACAGCTGGCGGAGTATGTGGATGAGCACTACAATTTCAATAAGATTAATAATATGAGGAAACAAATATTTGAGTACGAGGCTAAAAAGGTGAGAGTATGACAGACACATTAATGAAGATTTATTTGGACGCAAAAGAGGATAGGGAGTTTATGAATCAATGTATTGAAATAGCCCGCGCGCCGCAGGACTCGTCAGGAATCGACGATAAAAAATATTTTGCGTACATATATGCTGGCTGGCTTTTAGGTAAAGGGAAGTGGGTGGAATACGCAACTAAAAAACAGATATTCGAATGACCCCCGAAACCATCCAATTCTTAAACGACAACCGTACCCACTTAGACACCCTGGTGAATGCTGGTTATATGCGTGGGTTGTCAGGTGAGACCCGAACCCGTATGCAAAACATTATCCGGGAGAACTGGGAACCCGGGTATTATACGGATCTCTGGTGCCCGCCGTGTGTGTGTGACATGCTGAAAAAGCTGTACCGGTTGTATGACGAATGGTTGACAAAGCAACCGGTGACAGTGCAGGCGAGTTTCCCATCAAATAAAAACAACGAATAGTATGTGTGCCCTCATAGCCATGGCGGTATTTGATACCGAAGAAAATCAACGAACGGCATTAACCCGGCGAACCCTTGAATGTCTTATCGAAACCGTTGACCTGGTTAAACATCGGTTGATCGTTATTGACAATAACAGTTGTAAGGCTACAAGGGATGTGTACCAATGGTTACTGAATTATATTGTTGATACGGAGTATGCAACCGGCATGCAGCCGAGTATCAGCATTATTGATATGCCTGAGAATGTAGGGACGGCAGAAGCTATTAATCAGGCGATACGATTAAGAAGGCCGGGAGAGCCTGTGATAAAAATGGATAATGATGTTGTTATTCATTCTAACAGTTGGGTTGAAGAAATGGAGCAAGCAATTGCCAGAGATCCGCAAATAGGAATTTGTGGTTTAAAAAGAAAAGATTTAATCCAAACTACCTGGCATCATGACCCGCACTTTAGAAGCGAATACAAGATGCTGCCACATAGCCCAGGTGAGCGGTGGATTTGTGTGGAAAAATCCGGCGATATTATAGGCACTTGCACTATGTACAATCCGTTATTATTGGATAAAATCGGTTATCTTCAACAGATAAAAAAGTATGGCTACGACGATAATATTGCTTGTCATAAATCCCACCTATCTGGCTTTTATAATTGCTTCTTAAGTCATATAGAAATCGACCACATCGATCCGGGCGATACCCCATATCAGGATTGGAAGCACAAGCATTCATCAGAATGTACGGAATCCTACAAGCAACTTATTTATGATTTAATCGCTGGCAAGAAACCTATTTATTATAATCCATTCTCAAATGATAGCAATATATAAAATCACATCGCCATCTGGCAATGTTTACATTGGGCAAAGCAGAGATGTGAAAAGAAGATTTTCGGATTACAGAGGTGGTAAGAAAACTATTATTAAGCAAACCTTACTTTACCGATCTTTTTTAAAATACGGAATTCAATCGCATCTATTTGAAATTATACATGAATTCACTAATGACGTTTCCCAATCCTATATTGACGAACAAGAGCGCAGATTCATACTAAAATATAGAACAGAAGGTATTACGATGCTAAATATTCGCGAGGGCGGTGAAGGCGGCGGGCGGCACACCCAAGCAACAAAAGATTTAATACGAGAAAAACGTAAATGCCAGATTACGACAGATGCAACCAGAAGAAAGATGAGCGAAACGCGCAAGAGAATGGGGTGCATTCTTACAGACGAAGCAAAGGCAAGAATATCATTTGCGAATTCAGGGGTTAAAAATGGCGCATATGGCAAGAAAATAACTGAAGAGCAAAAGGCTAAAATGCGAGCAGGGTATAAGCCTCCACCAAAAGGCGAAGCTAACCCACTCTATGGTAGAAAACTTTCTGAAGAACGAAAGCAGAGTATGAAAGGGATTATCGGAAAGTGGATGATCGGTAGAAAACTGAGCCCAGAAACTATTCAAAAAAAGATCAAAGCTGCGTCAAAACCAATATTGCAGATAGACGCCAACGGCATAGTTCTCTCTGAATGGCCGTCTGCCCAGGTCGCTGCCAAGTCAATGGGCAAAACCTCTGCGCACATCTCCGCGACATGTCGCGGAAGTCGGAAAACCGCCTACGGCTTTATCTGGAAATATAAATCTGATATTAAATGATCATCATAACCAACATCTACTCTCCTAACGCCAACACAAAACAAACGGTTGAATCATTTCAGGCCCACGGCTACGAGGTAGCAGTCAACGGCGCTCCCTTCATTGGTAACGGCC